TCTAAAATACTTGACGATTGAATATTATTAGAAACATTAAATAAAATATTTTCGTCATCTTTGTCTGTTATAACAGCATTATAAACATTTGGGATTCCACTATTTTCAGCTTGAGATACTTTAGATTTTATAGCTTCAACCCAAAATATATTTTCTGGAGTCAATTTTAATTTTTTATAAAAATCAAGTTCTTCGCATTCATGTGCTCCTATATGAAAAGCTCCTTTTACAGTTATTTGATATTTATTTAATATATCATATATTTTATCATAAGATATAAGCATGTTAATTAGTATATTTAAATATATATTATTTAATATTTAAATATTGTATTTTATTAAAATCTATTTTTTATTAGTTCATAAGTTTGTTTAATTCCATCTTTTAATTGTATTTCATAAGACCAGCCTAATTTTGTTGCTTTTGATACATCAAGTACTTTTCTTAATGTTCCATCTGGTTTACTCTTATCAAATATTATATTTCCATTATAACCTGTCGTTTCTTTTAGTATATTGCATAATTCTATTATACTAACATCCTTTCCACTGCCAATATTTACAATTTCTTCGCTACTGTAAGTTAACATAAAATACAAGCATGCATTTGCAAGATCATCTGAGTGTAAAAATTCTCTTCTTGGGATTCCTGAGCCCCAGACATTAATACTTGATGAATTATTTTTTACGGCTTCTGTAAATTTGCGTAATAATCCAGGCATAACATGTGAATTTTCTAAATCATAATTATCATTTGGTCCATAAATATTAGTTGGCATTAAAGATATAAAATTACATCCATATTGTTTTCTATATGAATTGCATAGTTCTATTCCTGCTATTTTTGCTATAGCGTATGGTTTATTTGTATATTCCAAAAATCCAGTTAACAAGTATTCTTCTTTTATAGGTATACTAGATTCTTTAGGATATATACAGCTTGACCCAAGAAATAGTAGTTTTTTTACTCCATATTTATAACAAGAATGAATAATATTACATTCAATCATCAAGTTCGTATATATAAAATCAGCTCTAAAAATATTATTTGCAAGTATTCCTCCTACTTTAGCAGCAGCAAGAAAAACATATTCTATATTTTCTTGAGAGAAAAAATTATTAACTTTTATTTGATCTGTTAAATCTAATTCGTTAGATTTTCTAGTTATAATATTATTGTATCCTTCTTTTTCGAGTTTTCTAATAATTGCACTTCCAACTAATCCGTTATGTCCAGCAACAAATATTTTTGATGTCTTTTCCATATTTAAAGATATTAATTTAAATCTTTAAATATGTCATTTGGTATTAGAAAAACGAATACACAATCTAACTCTAGAATTGTAAAACAACAAAAACTGTCAGAAAATCAAGTATCTGAAATAATTAAACAAAAAACAAAAAAACTAGCAGAATTACATCTAAATAACCCTATAAATAAGATTAATATTCCTATATTGTACATAAATTTAGATACTTCTCTTGAAAGAAATAGATATATTCAAGCTCAAATTGATTTTTATAATTTACAAAATATAACTAGAATATCTGGTATTGATGGAAGAAAAAAATTGAATGATAACATAAAAGAAGGAAATATTGATGGAATTGAATATAAAAATTATTCTGGAAATAAATTTACAGAACTTGGATGTTTATTATCTCATATAAAAGCAATAAAACATGCTTATGATAATAATTATAATGAAACCCTAATAGTAGAAGATGATTGTTATTTCGGGTTAATGCCTTGTTGGGAAAAAGATAGTTTAAAACATATTTTATCAGAGTTACCAAGTGATTGGGAAATTGTTGCATTATATCATAATAGAAAAATAGAAACAGATAAAAAATATACGCTTATAAAAAATAATTATGGTTTTGGGACAGTTGCTTATGCTATAAATAGACGAGGTATGGAAAAAATATTAAATAATACGGGATGTGATATTATAGATTTTAAAAATAATGACTTAGTAGTATCTGATAGTTATATATATCATTTAGTTAATACTTATATTTATAATTTATCATTATTCATTCCGATAAATATATCATTAAAAAGTACAGTTGGTAATGGAGAGCTTTGTCATCTTAATTGGTCAAAAAATATATTAGATAAATATGTTTAGATTTATGACATATATGTTATTAAAAATTTAATAAAAATTATAATTTTTATTATAATAAATATGGAACTTCAAACATTTAAAAATAACATAAAAGATTCTATAAATCAATACAGAAATCTATCTATGTCCTTTTCTCCAAATTATGATGATAAAGATAACATTATTTTAGATGCATTAGATAATGCAACAGATTTAACTCAAGTAGGGATTCTTGGGTTTTTAAGATCTGATAGATTTGCTTATTTACAAAACCCAATTTTACCTCTTGATACATATAAAAACTCTATATCTATGAGATTTAATGAAGGGACATTTGGGTGGTATTTTGTTTATGCTGTTTCACCAGATACTAAAGATGGTATTTTAGCAGTTATTTTCAGATATCCAACAAAATCAATGAGTACTGACAAAGACACCTATTATTCAGTAAGTGGTTATGTAATTGAGAATGGTGTATCCAAACCTTTTTCAACTATAGGAACCCCAATTGTATGTACTGGCGATTATACTAATACGGATGATGGAGATGTATCTATAACATTAAATCTTGATTCTTATAAAAATGATAACAACGATTTCTTAGTAACTCTAAAATTTACAAAATAGTATTACTAGTTTTACTTTTAAAAATAACGAATCTTATTCATTAAATCTAAGTACTAAAAATGAAGCTGCAATGCAAGGAGATAATACAGGATGTTCTCCATGTATTGATGGTGTTGGTACAAATTACTGGAGTTTTACGCATATGAATGGATTTTTAAATAAAATACCAGTTATTGGTTGGTTTGACAATCAATGGGGGGCGTTAGCATTTGCCCCAAGAAGTTGGTTTACAAGATTTTTAGGGAACTTATCAGGATTTTTTAAACCTCCTAAATATGTAAGATGGTTTTGGATTACTATTCAAGAGTCTGAGTCTGTTCAATATATTGTTACAATGTTTCCAACTTCAGTAGTAAAAAAAGGTGATACATTCAGCAACAATACTAACAATAATAAATATGAAATAGATTCAAATAATAAAATAAATATAACACGAAATATTCCTGCTACTGTAGAATTACTTGAAATGTCTAAGGATGATGAGAATCTACCATATAAAATAAAAGTTAATATAGATAATAAATCATTTATATTAAATTCTATAGGAGATGGACGAATTACATTAATTGATGGATCTGTTAATACGGAAACACCATGTTTTCTTTATGACTCTGATAATAATATTATATCAGGAGGAGTTGGGTTTATAGAAGGAAATAAATTACATGAAATACAAGATGATTTAAATCATATGAAAGAATTATCAGGAATAAAGTCGATAGATCCGTTTTTACCTAAATCTTTAACATTTTCACAATCATGGCAATCATTATTACTTGCATTTGTATTAATTGCTATTTTATTAGCTTTAATTATTTTTATAATCGTGAAAATAATTAAATATATCCGCACACGTCAGCAAAAAGTTTACCCTCGATAGTCTTTACACAAAATGGTTTACCACATCCATATATTTTATTATTTTCTACAACATCATCACATAATTTTTTTGAAGAATGTGGATCCATTTGATCAAGATTATTAGTATCTTTATATACACCGTGTCTAAAAATCTTACAATTTAATTCTTTTTCAGCTACAATTATATAATCAGAACAATTCGGACATTTAAATATATAAACATCTTTATCTTTTTCTAATTCTTGCATATTTTATATAGATATATATAAAATTTTAAATTAAGATTTAAAAATGTTCATTAATACATTCTATTTGTTTTTCAGTCAATGTTTCTGGAAATTGTATTTTATACTTTATTATTAAGTTCCCAGATTCATTCATACCATCTTTTTCTATTACTTGTGTATAATTATTTGATGTAACACCATCCTTTTTTATGAAAACAGATCTACCATCAAGATGTGTTATGTTAAAATTAAAACCACACAACGCTTGTTTAATATTTATAATTTTTTCCATCTTTAAATTTGCTCCATCTCTTGTAAATACAGAGTGTTTCTTTTCTTTTATATTTAATATAATATCTCCCGGTATTGTATCTGGATATTCATCTGCTTTACATTCTAATACTATTCTGCCACAATCTATATTCCCTGGTTTTACTACAACGTTTATAACTTCTGGTTCTGAAACCACTTTATTTCCATTGCATTTATTACATATACTTGCTGGATCTATTCTAGTTCCTTTGTCACAATCTCCACATTTAGCTATCATTTGTTGCATCATGAAAGGTCCTAATTGAACTTGTTTAAGTGACTGTCCAGAACCATTACATGTTTGGCATGTTATAATAATCTTACCACCTTTCCCATCACATTTATTACATATAATTTTTTTATTACAAGATAATACAATAGTCTTTCCATTATATAATTCTTCTAAAGTTAAGTCAAGATTGTGAAAAATTGATTGACCTTTTGTTTGTGTTTTAGATCCATTAAACATATCTCTAAAGCCTCCATTAAAAAACATAGAAAATATATCTTTTGGTAAATTAGCTCCTGGAATAGCTGAATCTGTATTACCAAAAGTATCATATTGTCTTCGTTTTTCAGGATCTGAAAGAATTTCATAAGATTGAGATAATTTTTTAAACTTTTCCGCATCACCGCCTTTATCTGGGTGATGTTGCATTGCAAGATTTCTATATGCTTTTTTTATTTCTGTTAAACTTGCAGTTTTTTCTACACCCAATTCTGAATAATAATCAATACGATCACTCATTTTTAAAAACGATTTTTAAACTTTAAATTATAAATATCTAAAAGAATATACTCCCTTATACAAATGAAACGTAAAATAGATTTAGTATTAAAATCTATTGAAAGTACAAGCAAGAAACAAAAAATCCGTGCTACTGATCTGAAAAATTATATGATCAAAGATCCTTTAGTTGATTTTTTAAAACTAAAAAAGCCTGTTCAAAAAGCTACAAATAATTTTAGTTCATTTATTATGAAGAAAGGATGTGAATTTGAAACAGAATTAATAAAATATATAAATACTAATAAACATCCAGTAGTTTCTATAAATTCAAATGAACAATCAGACACTATTAAATTAATGAAACAAGGTATTCCCATAATTCACTCAGCACCATTGTCGAATAGATATAATAATACTGGAGGTACTGCAGATTTATTAGTAAGGAGTGACTATTTACACAGAATAGTCAATGAATCACCATTAACAGAAGAAGAACAAAAAATTGAATCTCCAAAATTAGGATTTCCTTTTCACTACGTTGTTATTGATATTAAATTTACAACTATCCCTTTTAAAAGTGATGGAAAACATATACTTAATTCTGGAATGTTTCCTGCATATAAATCTCAAACATTAATTTATAATGATGCTTTATCTTATATTCAGGGATATAAACCAAGATATTCATATATACTTGGAAGACGGTGGAAATGTAATAATAAGAATGGAAACTTGAGTTCATTTGATTGTCTTGATAAATTAGGTGTTATTGATTATCAAGGGGTAGATAAAAGTTACGTGATAAAAACTAAATCTGCTGTATCATGGGTTAAAAATGTTAATGCAAACTTTAATAAATGGACTGTTGAAGATACAGATTTACAACCTAATATGTGTGTTAATTCTAATGAATATAATAAGGAAAAATCTTTAATTGCAGATAATATTGGGGATATTACTACATTATGGTTTTGTGGACCTAAAAACAGAGAAATTGCTCTAAAAAATGGAATAAGTAGTTGGAGAGATAAAAGATGTAATAGTAAAAACTTGGGTATTAAAGGAAATAGAGCAAAAATTTTAAATTCAATAATAAAAATTAATCAACAAAACAAAATAAAAATCTTACCTAAAATTATCAAAAATGATATATCTGACTGGAAAACACCTCTTTTAGGAAAAGAAGCATATATTGATTTTGAAACAATATCAGATATTTTTGCACCATTTTCTGAACTACCAAAACAAAAAAACACAGATATGATTTTTATGATTGGTGTTGGATGGGAAAGTCCTACGGATGGATGGAAATATAAAAAATTTATTTGCAATAAAGCCGATTTAGAAGAAGAATTTCGTATAATGAATGAATTTATGATATTCATACAAAACTTTGAAAAAAAGTTTTACTGGTGTGCTGAAAGAAGATTTTGGGATATAGCTGAAAGAAGACAATTTGATAGACTAAGTAATGTTGCTCGCGATTCTGAACAATCAGACATGATATCTGATCATTGGAAACTTAACCTTGATAATTGGATTGATATGTGCAATATATTTAAATCAGAACCAATTGTTATTAAAGATTGTTTCAATTTTGGTCTTAAAAACATAGCTAATGCTATGTACAAACATAAACTTATCTCAACTAAATTAGATAGCGAATGTTCTAATGGTCTTATTGCTTCTGTAAATGCATGGAATGTATATCAAGATCATGCAGATCCTACAAACTCTGAAATTATGAAAGATATTATCAAATATAATGAATTTGACTGCAAAGTTTTATGGGATATATTACGATATTTACGTAAGAATCATTAAAACAAATATATTTTTAATATAATTTATATTAAAATTTTAACTATGTATTGAATAATATGCTTCTATATTTTCATTTTTTGCAAAACAATTTTCACCTATATTATCAATTGTTTTTCCATAGTATATATCAAACCCATTATTTTCTCCCTTTAGTTTTTCCCATGTCATAAAATCTACACAAAATAACTTTGTCTTTTTATACTTTGTGTTATTTACCGTTTTCATATATGTATTTATACTCATATTTTTCTTAAAATGATCATATTTATCTAAAATAAAATTATTCAATGTTTTATTAGACTTTAACTGTTCTATGTTTTTTAGAGCCTCTTTTGCAAAAGATATTATATATAATCCTTCAATACTAACAACTACATGAAATGATGTATTATATTGTTTATTTGCATTTAAAAACCCTAAATAATCATTTCCAGATGGCCACCCAACTTTAACTTTATTTCTGTCATAAGCTTCTTTTGGATGTGAATGAAAGTTATATCTTGATCTTGTTATATCAACTCCTTCTTCTTCTCCATATATTAACCTCTTTTTATCAACTTCTACTGTAAATATATTATTTTTTATATATTTTATATCAAACATACCAGCCATCTCCTTTTGTGAGAAAGTTCCGTCTTTATTAGTTGTTTTTCCAGTAAAACATAGATTCTTCAAAAAATCTATAGTATCTCGACTAAATTTAATACATAATTTACATACACTCTTTTTAGACTGTTCCAGTACATAATTAGTTTCTTCCATTACATGATCATGACTACTCTTAAATGACATATCAGATTCTCTGACTCTTGACATACATAAACCATTTTTAGAAGGATTTTCATTTTTTAACACTAAAGAGTCTTTACATATATAAGGATGTTTAAATTTAGCTTTAACAACATCTTTTAGTATATTATCTTTAATGTTAGTAGAATCTATATGCATCCAAATCATATCAACCTCTTTAAAATTTTCATATATATTTTTTGTGATATAATCCAAACATGTTTTATGAGATAAAGATGAGGTATCTTTATTAAGACATGTTGAAACATTAAAAATTTCACATTTTTTCTTTGTATAATCATAGTTTATATAACAAAACCCTCTAATACTATTAATAAAATGTACTGTATTTATGTAAGAAATTCTATCTGATCCTTTATTTTTTGACTCAAGTGTATTTAAAACATGTTTAGGTAAAATTAGAATAATTCCTGCTTTTTTTAGTGATTCTTTCTTAAGTAATTTTAATAATAAAGAATGTTGTTCTAAATTTATATTCTTTACATCAATAAGAATAGATGTTAAATCCATTTTATATTATCAAATTTTATTTATTTTTATAAATAAAATTTAATAGATATAATAAACTTCACCTGGAGTATTCTCAATAGTTGGTGGCTCTAACTTTTTAAAGTATATGTGATATACAATTGATGGAACAGGTTTATCTCTTAATTTATTAAAACCTGTCCCATTAACAAGAAAATATAAAACTTTAATGTTGTAATCATATTTTATTGCTTTTGTATAATATTCTAACCTATTTTCTTGTATAGGATTTGTTGAATTAATAACGATTGATTTCCCAGTTTTTAAAGATTTATCAAGTTCTTCTAATATATTTTTTCTATTTTTTAAGACATCTTGTTCTATATTTATATGGTCAGATAAATACTTGTTATAATAACTATTTTTACCACTTCCTGGCATCCCAACAAATACTATTAATTCATTTTCTTTTTTAAATTCAGGTATTGGTTCACTCCCAAAAAAATCTTCAGGTGTATATATTTTACTAACATTAATATTCTCTGCAAATATTTTATCACTATCAGAAAAATCCTGAGGTCTCCCAAGTGCATCTCCAACAAATATACTATTTTTGATTATCCTATTCTTCTTAAACAAATTCCACATATCAATATTAGGCTTTCTATATATATCTTTTTCAGTTGAAATATACACGAATATAGGAAGTTTTAGTTCTTTAATGAAAGTTGTAATTCTATCAACTTTTTTCTGCTTCTCGGCCTTTGATTTTGCATATTGATTAGTAAATATAACAATAGTATATCCATGTTTTAAAATATATTCAAGTTTTTCTCTTCTATTTGGAAATATTTTAATATCATCTACTTCTTTAGGAAATAAATGTTTTTCATTGTATGTTAAAGTCCAGTCAAGATCAAATACTACTACATAATCAAATTTTTTTATGTTAGGTTCATAATAAAATACAGTATCATGCTGTTTAAAATTAATAGGTTTATCATATACTATATTCAGCTGTTCTAAAACATCACTTCCGCCTATATTATGTATACAACTCATAAACACTGGATTTGCGTTCATTTATAAAGTAAAAATATTTTTATTAAATTCATTTTAATAAAAATATAATTAGTTATTTATACTGAGCAAAAATATCACATTTTTAGTATTTTTGATACTCTTTTTTTTCTACCTCTGTTTTTCTCGAATTCTTCTCGAAAATACTCCCTAAAAAGCTTAAAATTAACAATGTTCTCAAAAATTGTAAAATCAACAATATTCTCTTCAATGTCTCTATTCCCGTATATTTCAAATTGGTTAGTATCAGGATTTTTATCAATGTAGAGTATTCCCGGAACTATATACTTAAACTTGGCTAAATGTTTTAATATATAAAAATATTCACTTTCAAACGGCCACATTATAAATATTATCTTTGGATCCTTTATAATATTTATAATTTCTGGATATAATTCCAAATCTACATTTCCAGTGCCCAATTCACGTTTAAAACCTCCGTCTATTACACCATACTCATTTAATACATATTTCTGGGTTGCTGAAGGAGACAGAAATGAAGCCGTAGATAATATCACTGAAAAAAGTGATTTTGATAAAAAAACTGATAGTTTGTTATAAAATTCTGTTACAAATCTTTTATCATCACTTCTATGTGTTTTTTCTCGTATAAATTGCGTAGTTTCTTTATTCTTTGTATAATACTTATTTTCATCTAAATATGTTGGAAAATATGTATTATATACATAAATAGTAATCTTAATTCCGTTATTATCTACAGTATATTTATTTTGGTCGTCTGTTTTTTCAATAGGCATATTGCTTGTAGATAGTTTGCTTATATCAGTATCATCACCAAAATTATCAACTATAAATATTATACTATTTTGGTTTATTGAAGAAGTATTAAAAAAATCTGGAATTAGTCTCGATTTGCAATCATAAAGTTTGCCTGGTTCACCACCTTTATAATGGTTGCAATTAGCACCTATATGCAATAAAAAAGCCTTATCTGTTAAATCTATATTACTAAAATCTTTATATAGTCTAATTAATTCTTGTTTATTAGATTTTAACGTATCGTCTCCTTTTTTTAAAGCACTGATGTAATTTTCAATATCTGACATCATTTCTCCTTGATAAAACCAAGGATAAAATAAATTAAATACCTCCTTTTTTGATTCATCCATTTATTAGATGTTTAGATTATTTTAAAATATAATTTATTTTAAAATCTAGAATATTTTAAATTGTGGTTTTATTTTAGAACAACAGTTTTCAAAATGTAAAAAATGCGAAAGAATAGAAGAAAAAAAGATAACAAATAATGAAATTTCTAACTTGGACTTTGAAAATAATATAGAAAAATTTGTCTCAACTCTTGAAATACTCAAAAAAGAAGAAGATATTTATAATAAAAAACAAATCGTAATGATTGCAAGACAACTTGGTTTAGATCCTAAACAATCAATAAAAAAAGAAGATGTTATTACTATGATTAACGATGAATTAAAGAGGCTAAAAGAAGAAAAAGCCAAGCTATTAGAAATAGTTCCTAAAAAAGCAGAAATTGAATTAAATGGTATTATGGTTCTATCACGACTAGAAGATGGATATATTAATGCTACACAACTTTGCAAAGCTGGAAAGAAATTATTTGCTCATTGGAAACGATTAGAATCAACTAAAGAGCTGATACATGTTCTAAAAGCCGATATGGGAAATCCCATAATGGAATTAATTGATGTAAAAAAAGGTGGTAATGATAAACGCAATCAAGGTTCTTGGATTCACCCAGATTTAGCCGTCCAATTAGCACAGTGGATATCACCAGTTTTTGCATTGCAAGTTAGTAGATGGATACGTGAGTTGGCAATGACAGGAAAAGTGTCTCTTGGTGATGAAAAGAATAGTGAACAATTATTAAAATTACAGCAAGAAATAATATCAAAAAATAAAGAAATTAAGTTGCTTGAAATTAAGCATATAAAGTTATTAAAAAAGCGTAATTATCACAAGTTTAAACAAGGACCTGTTTTTTATATTATAAGTGATGGCGATGGAAAAAGTATGAAGTATAAAGTAGGAATAGATTTAGTAGATGTAAATGTTAGACTTCAGCAACATAGATCTACTACCCCGGCAATAAAGTTAGAATATTTGTTGTATACTCATAAAGCACCATTAATAGAAGAAGCAATGTTGGAATTATATAAAGAAAATAAAAAATTTTATCTAAACCATGAATGGATCTATGATATTGATATTAAGCATATTATAGGAAATGTTGATACTTTTATTAAATTTTTAGGTATTGATTATACTATAGATGAAAATATTGAAGACTATAATAAAGATATTTTTGAAGTAGATGATTAAAATACAGTTTTTAATTGAAAAACAATTAAAAATTTAAAAAAAAAATTAAAAAAATCTAAAAAATCTAAATAACAGGGTCAATATAATCGGGGTTATAACGTGCATGATGAAAGTCCCAGAATTCTGTTGAGCCAAACTTAAAGTCCCTTGGTATAGGTCTGGCTTTGTAGTAGAAGACGCAATCTTCGATGTTGTTACTTTGAGTAGTGTTGTGAATATATAGAGCTGTATAATCATCTGTTAGTTGATCCATTATATCACAGAACATTGAAAAATCTGGTATAACGCCTGCATAATTTTCCCATAATGCTTTTCTATTTTTAAGGTTAGTTTCACGAAGTATAAAAGTGCCGTCGATGTTGGTTCTAATAACTGGTTTAATATCCATGCAGTATTGTAGACTGAGGATATACCAACATTTCCAGTGGCGTCCATTTTTGTATAATCCTTGAAAGAGAGGTTTGTTGAAAATCTTTGGATCATCTGTGCAATCATCGAGTAAAAGGACAGCCCATGGGTTTTTAAGGTGTTTTTTTGCTATTTTTTGTCTTTTTACAAAATCTTCAATTTTAGGTTCTTCGAGCTTATTGTAGACAAAAGTACTGGGGAACATTTTTCTATAATGTCCATTACTGTCTTCAGTTCCGCTCATAACTACACCTACAGGAAAAATATGGCTTTTTTCGTATAATAGGGAGGATATCAGGGTCGTTTTTCCGGTATTTCTAACAACGTCACAAGATCCTAGTAAAAATCTATGATTTCCATCAAGTGTAAATCCCCAGTATTCTCCATCTCCTTTTGATTGGAGTTTAAAACCACTTACTAAATTATCTTTATTACATGTTGGTTTTCTTGGAATCTTTCTTTTAATTTTGCATGGTATTTCATCAATAGTTTTTCCTGATATAAAACATCTGAAGTATGTACCTTCAGATTTTTGATTTTTATAAATACACGATTTTCTTACTTGTTTTTTGTTAGCTGAAAATCCTAAAGATCTTGCTATGAATAGCACATCGTTAAATAATGTTTCATTTTTTTGAATAAAATCATAACCCATGCCTGTATTATCATAAAATCCATCAGTATCTAATAACCCGGCTAAAATTTGCAATCTAACTTCTCTTGAATTTGACTTATACACTTGAGGAATATGCTTATTTTTTAGTAAGTTATAATATCGTAAAGAGTTAATTAATTCATTTTTTCCTTTTGTTCCTTCATTTGAAGAGATTCTATATTCACATTTACTTAATTTAGATTTTTTCGCGAATACCATATCATTATCATCAGAATATTTTTGCAAAAATGTTAATATTTCTTCATCTGTGTTGGTAAATTCTGAAGTAGCTGAAGTTCCGTCACCTAACCATACTCCTAATAAATATGGATCAATATTTACCTTTTGTGTTGGAAATTCAACAGCTGTTCTAAAAATTTTCATTCTATTCTTAAATGTTAAAGATTCTCTTAAATAATTTTCAACTGTTATCTCAACGATTTCTCCTTTTTTGTATCTATTAAATCCTGAAGACTTTAACACTAATTTATGTTGTTTATTAACAATATAGTTATCACCTTTATTTGGTATTATTTCGAACATTTCATCATTATTATAACATAATTCTAATACATTTCTTGCGGTTGAATCATCACCCATAATTTTATCACCAACATTTACATTTTCAACATTTTTTATTGTTCCATCATACATTAAAATACCAGTCCCTTTTGTAAAACATCCGGGCTTCCCAATAACAACAATTTTAGAACCACCTTGTGAACTATCAGTATAGTTTGATGTAGAAGGTGGAATTTTATCGATTGAAAGTTCTTTTATTTTTAAATTTTGTGTAGGAATGCTCATTTTTAGATATTAAAATATATGTTTAAATATAATTTATATTAAATGTTAAATATAAATATAAAAATAAAAATTTATTCAGTTTCAGGTTCAATTGTAAGATTTTCTTTGTCAATCTGATTTTTGCTTTTAATAAATATAGAAATTTTTCCAATATTTCCTATGTTTGACCTAAATAGAAGTGGTTGATCTTGTTTAGGGAACATTTGCATATTTGTGCTTAATCCAGATATTTTTGCAATTCTTATGAGTTGTTCAGTGTCAAAGTCTTCATTGTATTCATTTTCAATCATACTAGGGTCTGGATCGTCGTCGTCTTCGTCGTCAACTTCTCCAAATACAACTTCACGGGAGTAAACGCTACCAGCATTGCATAAAAATTTAACATAGAATCCTTTGGAAAGAATATTTATAGTTGTACCAATGTTATTCATATCTTTGCATAATTTTTGGAATTCACCAGAAGGAACGATAACAGGTTTTCCATAGTTTGTTGGAAGATCAATGTCAAGGTTTTGAATTTCTTGAATTTTTATATAAGATGTAGTTATACGATTATTCTCTTTCGGTACTACTTTAATACCCAAGTCAGTTGGTCTTGCATCATCAATAAATAAAACCATAGAATCTTTCTTTTTTATTGCCTTGACCATCTTGTGAAAATGTGTCATATTAACTCCAATAAACATTTTTTCAACAGGACTTGGTTTAAATTTATATAGGGTGAAGTTTTCACTTTGTAAATCAATATCTATTAATACTCTTCTATGATGATCCATCATTCGTAGTTTTATCCCGTTTTTATCTATTTCAAAGCAGGCAGTTTTAATATTATTTTGTAGCAACTCTGTGCATATCTTAATAGAATATCCTTCAGTGGTTTTTGCTTTGAAAATAATTGTCATTTTATATTTGAAATATAAACTTTAAATAATATTTTTTTTATTTTGTATAAATAAATGAGTGAATTTAATAATAAACCTGTCTATTTTTTAGAATTAGAAGATGTAAATCAGGATGGAACTTTAAAAGTAAAGCAGGACAAACCTGTAATTGTAATGATACAGGGAACATTTTGTGGTTATTGCACAAAATCCAAACCAGCGTTTGCCGAATTTGCTGTGAAACATCCAGAAGTATTTTGCGCAACAGTTCTTATAGATGGAAATGAAAGTGAGAAGAAACTTAATAGCGTATTATCAAAAGTTATACCAAATTATAAAGGAGTCCCAACTTTTTATGGTATAACAAAAAATGGAAAAATTGTAGCACATAATTTAGGCAGAACTTTAGTGGATCATGAAAAGTTTTCTGCTACATTATAATTTTTGATTTTGTATTTAAAAAATACAAAATCCTATTTTAAATTCTTTGAAATATAATAAAAGGGATGATAACTATTAATGGAAAACCTTTTGAAATTTATGATCTTGATTCAGAAAGTAGTATTTTATCAAGAATAGCATCAGACTTAAATACCGTTCCAATACTGTTATATATTAAAAGAAAGCCGGATTGGAAAACTAAAGATGATTTGAATATAAAAGTAAAAGATGTATTAAAAAATCTAAAAAATCTAAAAAATCTAAAAAAGACAAACAAAATATCACCAGACGATATAGATAATCTTTCAAATAAGACTAAAATATCAAAGGATATATTGTATAAATTTGTACGTGAAACAGAAGAGAAAATTGACGAAGAAATACAAGATAATAAAACACTTTCGTCTGAATATACAGAAAAATGTAAAAAATTTCAAAAAATTAAAGGTATAGAAAACTCTAGTTTTATTATACAAAAGTTAAACATAGAGCTAACTTTTAATAATAAAAATATTTATTCCTTGTATGATATCTTTAATATTATATTAACTACCGATAAAGTTCCTGTTGTTATATATAATAATTTTACAAAAATTTATAAGAAATTTAATTCTACAAATTCGATTTACAATGGATGGGATCAATTTCGTTCTCAAGATATTATACTTCTTAAAGTAATTTCAACAGTAGATACATCGGTTAGGACAGGTGAAACTGAAGGTACATATATTCAAGAATATAATACAGTAATTATAAGAGAGAAAGACAATAACTTTATATTAGAATTTGATATTGAAATAGATAAAAAATATCTCAATCAAGATATTATCATAAATAATATATTAGAAACTTTAGATGTAGATTATGAGCCAAAAATTACAAAAAAAATATATACTAATATTGGAGGTGAATTTATGTTTTTAAATCAGTCATTAAACTTGTATATATATTCAGATTTAGTTATGAATAATAAGTTATTTTCTTCAATGTTAGTTGTAAACGAAAGTTTAAAAGCAAGTAAAAATAGATCAGATCTTTTTATAATATTTTCAGATCCATATTATGGAGAAACAAGAGTAAATATAACGCCTAAAAAAATAGAAGGAGAAGATAATATTAGAGTAAAAGTGAAAAAATCTTCTAATATAGAGTCAATTAATTCTTTTATAAATATAATGTCTAAATTGTTTCAAAAATATAATGAGTTATATGATGAAACAGTAAAATTGTATATGGAATATGGAATAGATTTTAAAAATAAAATTGTATTTGATAAAGATATTGAAAAATCACAAGAAGATTTATTTCAAATAAATCCTGAATTATTTGCTAGAAATTATACAAGAAGATGCCCTAATAAAGTAAGTATTGTTGAAGATAAAGATGTTGATAAATTACAAAATCAAGGAGTTCAATTAATGAGATTTCCAAGATCTGAGACAATATCTAATCAATATTGGTATAGATGTGATCATCCAGTTTATAAATATCCTGGATTAAAAGTTAATAATTTAGAACAATCTAATAGAAAAAAGTATCCGTATATTCCTTGTTGTTATATGAAAGATCAAAAGGAAAAAATAAATTATAAAAAATATTTTAATCCAGAAGAAGAAAAAATAATAGAAACAAAAACACAGTCTTTACTAACTTCTAGTAAAAAAATATTAAAGTTTAATAATTTAGGAAAATTACCAGAAGAAGTTCTAACTTTTTTTAAAAATATAGATAATTCTTGGGAATATGTTAGAATGGGTATGGATATAACAACTTCAAGTTTTATTGAATGTTTATTAAAAGCAAAATCAGATAATTTATCAATTGATTTCGAGTCTAGAATAGATGTAATATCAACGGCTCGATTAGAACTAACAGATTTTTCAATATGCAGACAGCATGCATATGATATGTCAGTAGATACGATAAAAAATATATCCATGGATGAGAACCAATATTTTGACCCAAAAATTTTTATATCTTTAATAGAACAAGTTTATGGAATAAACATATATTTATTTGAAAGAATTGATAATAAAACAAACATGATTATACCTAGATATACTCATGGATATTATAGGCTATCTAAAAAAGCACAATCTTTATGTATATTAATACATACAGGAAGTGAAACAGATTTAACACCTTTTCCACAGTGTGAGTTAATATGTAGATATAAACCAGATCAGTCTATAAAATATTTCTTTAAAGATGATAGTAAATTTTCAAAGATATTATCGGATAATTTTAATACGTTATCTTTATCATATTCTCTTGATAAAAAAATAAAACAAGTTGTGTTTCCATTGCCAGAGAATGTAGAGATAAAATCTCAAGTAATAGATTCATATGGAAAAACGCGATTATTAAATATAAACACAGATTCTATTAAAGACGAAAAGCTAATTTTAATTACATCTCCAATACCACCATTTGACTGTCCTGAAATAAGATTTGATTCAAATATGGGTAAAAATTCTATAGAGACTGCGTTAAGATATATAGATATTTTACATATAAAAGATATATATCAGTTTGTTCCTGAAGATAAAATTACAAATATAACTGGAAAAATAGGAAATGTAGATGTAACAATTCCTATTATAGATACGAATCCTTTAGAAGATATGCCTACGATAAAAGAAGGTATTGTAACATATTCTGAAAAAGAATCGGTATTAAATTTATATAACAAAAATAAAAAAGCAGCCTTGTATGTGAGTGAATATTTTTTCTGGATGTTTTCTCTATACATCGAAGATAAATATGAATATAATGATATCATAAATAATCAAGATGAAATAATATTAAAATTTGTAGAAGAACAAGTTTATATTAAAGAAGGATTTAAATATAATGCAGTATCTAATAAATTTACTATTGAAAATAATAGTGGAGTGATTTATGATAATAAATTTATAGCTACTTCAAAAGAAATGATAAAAAGACTAATTTTTATGTTAAAATTACAAATAAAATTTAATTTGAAAAAGCTGATAAATTATAAGAATACTTATAGTATAAATAATTTTTATAATAATACTTCAGATTTTATTCAAAATATGAATGAAGTAATTCTTGA